AGTTCCAGACTTACAAGTTCCCTATCACGATCCAGTAGCAGTAAAAAATGTTGCAGCGTATATTAAAGCTGTACGCCCCGATTCTGTCGTCACTCTCGGCGATGAAATTGACTTACCACAGATTTCCCGATGGACAGAAAACACACCAGGCTGGTACGAGCAAACCCTAGCAACCGACAGAGATGAAGCAGTTGAAGTTCTTTGGTCTTTAGTTGAACACACTAAAGATGCTCACATGATCCGTAGCAATCACACAGACCGTCTTTACAATGTCATCATGAAGAAGATTCCAGCCTTCTTAGCATTGCCTGAGTTGCGCTTCGAGAAGTTTCTCAAGCTCGATGAACTAGGCATTACCTATCATAAGAAGCCCTACGCGGTCGCTAGAGGCATTGTGGCTGTTCATGGCGATGAGGGAAGCGTAAAGCCTACACCTGGTCTTACAGCCCTTGAAGCGGCTCGTAGACACGGTATTAGCGTTATCTGTGGTCACACACACAGAGCAGGTCAATCAGCCTTTACAGAGGCTTCAGGGGGCAAAATTGGGCGTATCCTGAGAGGCTGGGAAGGTGGACACCTGATGGATGTCCGACAGGCTCATTACACTAAAGGCACAATGAACTGGCAGCAGGCGTTCATCGTAATCGAGGAAATCGGTACAAATGTGCAGGTCAGCATCATTAACCTAGAGAAGGACGGTACTTTCGTTGTGTCAGGTAAGAGATACGGGCGCGCTCGGTAACGATGTCCTTCGGGATATTGATGACCAAATGGATGACTCGGAATTGTTACCGTTTCGTTATCAAAATATCCTTGCCAAAACTAAATAAACTGCGACACTAATCCTGTACTCGATCAAGGGCATCGAGGCAGAACGGAATAGCAATGCAAGCTACAAAGTCAGCACACATGGAAATGGCAGAGGATTTTGAGAATCTAACCGAAACATCCATGCAATTCAAAGGCAGCAACTGGGCAGCTCAGGATGGTCGATTTGAAGGCAAAGTCGATTACTCCTTGAAGTACATATACTGGTTCGACAACTACGCAAATCTCATGGCTGGACGAAACATTCTCCAGCAATTTGGTGATGACTTTGCAGTCCTATTTGATGAAGTTTTAGGACAATGGACAATTATTACTGATTACAAATCAATGTGTTGGAGCCGATAATGTCACTATTTCTATGCTTCGTTTTTGGAATTGTATTCACAAGTATTGGGTATTACATGGGCATTACTATTGGCAAAGAACAAGGTCATCGTGATGGCTACTTGCGAGGTCGTGCGGTGTCACGACAAGAATTCTGGAAGGAATAAATGAAAGCGACAGAGGCACTTATCAATGCAATCGACATCATTCAAGATCGTGGCAAGGTCTACGGACATCCTTCAATTAACTTTGCAAGGCAATCTGCGCGGTTTGCCTGTCTACTCGATTACCCGATCACAGACGCACAAGCTGCTCTTCTCATGGTCGAAGTCAAACTTGCACGAATCACAGAATCACCAAGCCATGTTGATTCCTACATCGATGCAATCGCCTATCTCAGTATAGCTTTACAACTACAAACGGAAGCAGATGAACTTTATGTTTAACCTTGCAGATTATGAAACATGTGAAGTCAGACTCGACAAATGGTGGAAGGACAATCCCGATGGGCGTGTGGCAACCGAACTTATTTCGTTCCAAAATGGACAATATATTGTTCAAGCGTACTTGTACAGAACTTTTGCAGATAGCGTTGCGTATGCCACAGGGCTCGCTGAGGAGAAGATTACTGATAGAGGCGTCAATTCTACTAGCGCGCTGGAAAACTGTGAAACTTCGGCAATCGCTAGAGCACTTGCGAACGCAAATTACGCAGCTAAAGGCAAGAGAAGTTCAAGAGAAGAAATGACAAAAGTTGTCAAGGGTCAGATGGCTGCAACTAAAGAATATATGCCAGTTGAAAAAGAAGATGATCCTTGGACTATCAAGAATGTTCCAATGCCAGTTACCAGCGAACAAGCTGTTGCAACGGTAAAGGACATTATAGGTGGAACTACTGACAAGGACATTCCTATTTGCTCACATGGTAAGCAGAGAATCTTGCGTACAGGCACATCTAAGCAAGGCAAGCAATGGGCTGCGTGGGATTGCACATATAAAGCAAATGTCTACCAGGTTGGTCAGGAAAAGGCATGTGAACCTGATCGTATATGGCTAGAGCTAAACAGCAACGGACAATGGCAACCGCAGAAAGTTAGGGCTTAATATGGCTGAAATGGTAATCTTTGATAATGGCACAGCAACCGTCATGGGCGGAGAGCTCGAAGAATCGCAGGATATTGTTATCTATTGCGATCTTTGCAATGAACCTGTGGCTATTACTCCAGAGGCTAATGACCAGGTATTTGTTACCTGTTTAAGGTGTCACGCAGTTAGCCATATTTCATTAAAGACATCGAAAGAAGAAGATGCCGAGCCAACACAGGAAACATAGAGGTTATGCGACCGAACGCATAGTCGCCATGTACTTGCAGCAATGGTGGCACGCAGCTAGTGTCGGTCGTGGTCAAGGCGAGGACATTCTCAATGTTCCGTTCGACATCGAGATTAAGGCTCGTAACTCACTTGACATCAAAGGGACACTACGCCAGATCAAGGCACGCACAGACAAGTCGGGGAAGCTTGGATTTGCGTGTTTCAGACTAAATGGTCAAGGGGAAGCATCAGTCGGTGAGTTCGTCTGTATGTTGTCATTAGTCGATCTGGTGCAGTTATTACGCAAAGCAGATTATGACAAATTGCCGCCTAACATAGATTGGGAAGCATCAACAGAAAGATGTGATAAGTGTGGGGACTGGAAAATCAAATGGTGGCGATGCAACACCTGCAAGAAAGAAGCGTCTGATGCCAATGTATGAATATCGTTGCCCTATCTGTAATACACAGATGGAGTTAGAACTATCTATGGATCATGACTTAGTTCGATGCACAGATTGTGGTGCACAGGCTAATCGCATCTATTCAGTACCTGGCATTGTATTCAAAGGAAAGGGATTCTACTCAACCGATAAATAGAAACGCCGTTGTGACCAGCACTTATAGAAATGGATTTGACATGACCAGTACACTCAGAGGGCTAGAGCACACCAGGTGCTCAGAGCGAACCGCTAAGCGGACAGTTCGCTCGGTAGCAATCGTGTTAGGGGCAGCTCTATGCTTCAACATGGTTTCAGCTGCAAGTGCGACAAACGATCCTAATAAAAGACTTACATCAAAGGCTTATGCTAAAGGACAACTCACTACAAAAAACTGGAAATGTGTAAGTATCCTTTGGGGAAAAGAAAGTGCCTGGAATTGGAAAGCAGTAGGTAACTTAGATGGTACACATCGAGTTTATGGAATTCCACAAGGTAAGTCAGAGTTCCTAAGAACAGCAAACCCACTACAACAAGTAGATTGGGGATTGCGTTATATAGGTCATAAATTTGGTTATGTGCGTACAATAGAGGGTATGCAACCAAATACATGCGCTGCCCTAGCGCATTGGCGTAAGAAGAACTGGTATTAAATGCCAAGAAGTGTTAGAGGCACATGCCCATGTGGAGCGTTAGTACGCTCTAAGGGCAGGAGTGAGCATGGCTTACAGCTATGGGATAGACAATGCTGGAAGTGTAAAGAGAATGGGTATCGAACCCATAAGAAAGATAGTTGTGAGGTGTGTGGCTTTGTAGCTATTCATGCAGTTCAATTAGATGTAGATCATATAGATGGCAATCATGCCAACAATGATGTATCTAATCTCATGACACTATGTGCTAACTGCCATAGACTTAAGACACAGATGAACAATGACCACATGCCTATAAGACAAGAGCCCGTCATCATTGACTTACAGATTGCTATGTTTGATGTCTAGACCTAGAGTGCGTGACCCACGCGATCAACGTAAGTATAAAGCTCAGCGATTGAAGGTACTCAATGCTGGTGGTTGGTCATGCCACTATTGTGGACAGGATGCAGATACTGTGGATCATGTAATCCCTATTGTTAAGGGCGGTGATCCGATGTCAATCGAGAATATGGTTCCAGCTTGCAAGCGATGCAATAGTGCTAAGGGCGCACGCTCAGAAGGTGTTTTTTTATTTGACCGCGGACACCCCCCTGTCTTTCCTGCCAATTTATACCCGAAAACGACCAGTACGGTCCAGGCTGGTCCGATGTCTGGTCAGCCTAAACCTGAACTATGACAAATCAATCCAAGTCTAAGAAGAAGCTTGTAGGGGATTTAGAACCAAGGCTCCACAGCCCTTGGCTCAAAGGAAAATCTCGCGTTGATGAAGTTGCAGAGTTTGCTGAGAAGATTAATCAGCCATTATTAAAATGGCAGCACCTAATTCTCAAAGATATGCTGACTGTGGACAGTAAAAACAATTTCATCCGCAAGTCTGTACTTCTGCTGATCGCACGCCAATCGGGAAAGTCACATTTAGCAAGAATGCGTGTTTTAGCAGGTTTGTTCTGTTTTGGTGAAAAAGACATCTTGATCATGTCCTCTAATAGAGCAATGGCATTAAAGTCTTTCAACATTATGGTGGACATCATTGAACGCAATGATTGGCTTAGATGTCAGCTTAAAGGCGGAGATGTTAAGAAGGGTGTTTATCGCACCAATGGACAAGAACGCATTATCTTGGAAACTGGCGCACAAATAGAAGTTGTAGCAGCTACATCTGACGGAGCGCGTGGTCGTTCTGCTGACCTTCTTTGGATTGATGAGCTCCGAGAAGTGTCAGAAGTTGCGATGGATGCTTCAAAAAGCGTAACGCTCACAAGACCTAATTCGCAGCGCATATTCACTTCAAATGCTGGTGATGCTTTTTCAAAAGTACTGAACGACCTACACGAACAATGTCTAAATCATCCGCCTAAATCACTTGGCTTCTATGAATACAGCGCACCAGCCTTTTGCGACATTTGGGATCGTAAAGCGTGGGCTATGGCAAATCCCAGCCTTGGATATTTAATTTCGGAACAGGCTATTGAGGAAACTGTGGCAACGTCCACAATCGAAGCAACTAGAACAGAAACGCTTTGTCAATGGATTTCGTCATTGTCCTCACCCTTCACTCCTGGCTCTTGGGAAGATATATGTGATCGCTCGATGGAAATGTCACCTGGTCCATTAACGATGTTTGCTTTTGATATTGACATGAGCCGCAGGAATGCAGCTCTCATGGCAGGTCAAATCCTTCCTGATGGTCGAATTGGCGTTGCATTGGTTCAAACATGGGAATCACAGATTTCAGTTGATGAATTGAAAATTGCCGCCGATATTAAGGGATGGTGTGATTCGTACAAACCGAGGGCAGTTTTGTACGATCGCTATTCCACTTTGGCGGTAGCTGAGAGATTACAGAAATCAGGCGTTATGGTTGAAACCATTGTCGGTGCTGAGTTCTATGCTGCGTGCTCGACTCTCAAAGATGCGATTGACAATAAACGCGTTGTACATGCAGGGCAACAAATTCTTGATGACCAGATGCAGAACTGTGGAGCTAAGAGCACCGATTCTCAATGGCGTATCGTTAGAAAAGCGAGTGCTGGTCCAGTTGTGGCACCTATCAGTTTGGCAATGATTGTAAGCCGACTTATGCAACCACAATCCAAGCCTCAGATTGTTGCCTAGACACAACACGCCAAAATTGTCAAATGTTAGACAAAGTGTGATACTATGTCCAAATGGGATTATTCTCGCGCTCTAATAAAATTGAGGCACAATACGCTCCGCAAGTAATGAGCGAAAATTTCAACTTCTATAACTATGGCGTAATGACTATGCGCCAATCAGATGCAATGTCGGTTCCCTCAGTCGCTAGGTGCGTCAATTTAGTAAGCGGAACAATCGCCAGTATTCCTTTAGAGTTATATCGCAAATCAACTGGCGAAGAACTTGGTTCACCATTGTGGTTAGAACAACCATCAAAGTCGCAACCACGATCAGTAACTATTGGCAACACCGTTAAAAGCCTCATGCTATATGGTGTTAGTTATTGGAAATGCGTTGAGGTCTATGCGGACGATTTACGTCCATCGCGTTTTGAATGGATTGCAAATACTCGCGTTACATTTGATTTAGATATTGACAATCAATACATCACTCAATACTACGTTAATGGTGCTGCTGTTCCAATGGAAGGTCTTGGTTCTTTAATTACGTTCCAGACTTTAGGTGATGAAGGTATTTTGTCACGCGGAGCGCGTACTATTCAGACTGCTATTGATTTAGATAAAGCTTCAGCAATCGCTTCCAGTTCGCCACAACCGACTGGCTTCATCAAGAACTCAGGAGCTGACCTAGATCCTAAAGAAGTTACTGGATTATTAAACGCTTGGAAGCAAGCTCGTCAAAATCGTGCAACTGCATATCTCACAAGTACATTGGATTATGTAACTACATCATATTCTCCAAAGGACATGATGTATGACGAAGCAAAACAATTCATGGCAACTGAAATTGCAAGAATGTGCAACGTCCCAGCAATTTATGTATCAGCAGATATGAATTCAAGTTATACCTATACCAACGTTTTAGATTCTCGCAAAGATTTTGTTGCTTACTCTCTGCAACCTTTCATAACTGCCATTGAGGACAGACTCAGCATGGATGACGTGACTGCCAGAGGAAACGTTGTAAAATTTGCAATCAACGACACATTCTTACGTCAAGACCCATTAGCTGAATTATTAGTTATCGAAAAACTGCTTTCACTTGGACTCATTACAGTAGAACAAGCGATGGAAATGACAGATCAAACACCTAACGGAAATGAGGGGATGACATCATGAAGATTACCTTCGATGCAGCCTTTGCCGCTGATGTCCAGGCATCAAGCGAAGCAAGAACAATCAGCGGAAAGATCGTGCCACTAGGAGCTGAACAAGGTTCAACTAATGTTGGCAAAGTTATTTTTGAGCGCGGTTCCATTCAGATACCAGAACCAAAGACTGTGAAGCTACTAAGCCAACACGACGTCAAGGCACCATTAGGACGCGCTCAATCCTTTACAGAAACAGATGATGCAATTTATGCGAGCTTCTCCATTAGTCGCAGCAATCGCGGTACTGAGGCTTTAATCCTTGCAGAAGAAGGATTGCAAGCAGGGCTGTCTGTTGGTGTTGAAGTTATTAAATCATCAAGCAAAAAAGGTGTCATCCATGTGACATCAGCAAAACTCATGGAAGTAAGTTTAGTAACAGAGCCAGCCTTTAAGTCTGCTCAGGTTACTGATATTGCAGCGGAAGATGCTGAAGAAGCGGAAGCAGTTGCAGAAACAATCCAACCAACAGAAAGCGAGATAGCTGTGGAGAATACTCCAGAAGCTGTTGCAGCACCAGAAGTGGAAGCAGCAGCGGTTGAAGCTGCTCGTCCAACTGTGTCTGTAACAAACGTGCGCGAGCGCGTTGCACCACTTACATCAGGACAATATCTTGATGCACAGATCAAAGCAGCAATGGGTGACGACAATGCTCGTCGCACCATTTTAGCAGCCGATGATTCGACTTCTACAAATACTGGTCTTACATTGCCAGGACATCTACAACAGTTTGTAACAACAACATTTACTGGTCGTCCAGCATTTGAAGCTGTAACACGTCAGGCTTTGCCAGACTCTTCAATGAGCTTCACAATTCCTAAACTTGGAACTGCTCCAACTGTGGCTGAAACTTCAGAAGCATCAGCTCCAAGCGAAACAGGAATGACATCGACTTATGACACAGTTACTGTAAAGCAGTATTCAGGTCTAAATCGTATTAGCACAATTTTGCTTGACAGATCATCTCCTGCGTTCATGGACTTGCTTATGTCTGAAATGCGTAAGGCTTACGAGAAAGCAACAGATGCAGCACTTATTGCAGCATTTACAGCTTCTGGTACACAAGCAACAGGTGTTGCTGCAACAGCAGCAGGACTTCAATCTTACATTGCAGTTGAATCAGCAGCAGCTTACAAAGCAACTGGCGGAAACTACGCTAACAAGCTTGTAGCCTCTACTGACCAATGGGCGGCAATAAACGGATACGTGGATGGTGCATCACGCCCTCTATATTCCGCACAAGGACAAACACAGAATGCTTCTGGCGCAGTTGTGCCTACAAGCGTTGTTGGTAATGTACTAGGCACTTCATTAATCGTGGATCATAACATTGCAGTATCAGGAATCGTTGATGAATCAGCATTCTTGGTTGCACCAGAATCTGTATATGTTTGGGAATCACCAACTACACAACTTCGCGTTAATGTCCTAACAACTTCAGAGGTGGAAATTTGCCTCTATGGTTACATGGCAATCGGAGTTCTTAAGGGTGGAGTTGGCGTACGCCGCTTCAACCTAGCTTAATAGCAACACCCTAAGTCGCTGGGAGTGGGGCGCAGCCCTTGCTCCACTCCCAGTCTTTAGAAAGGATATGGAATGTCACTAACAACAGTCGCTGAACTTCGTAGCGCACTTGGAATCGGCACTTTATATTCGGACGCAATTTTACAAGAAATTGTAGATGCGACAGATGCAGTCCTTCTTCCAATGCTTTGGAATAACTACTCATTTAATCAAGGGCATAGCAACTCAGCCACAACAGGCACACTTTATTTTGATACATTAGTTCAAGATGTTTTCTATGTTGGACAAACAGTTGTTATCTCAGGCAACGGTTCCAAGCATAATGGCAACAAAACAATTACAGGTGTTGGCGATTACAGCATTACTTATGCCATCACGGGCAACAACAACACTCCAGCTCCTTATCACCCAGTAAATCCTTTGGGTCAAGTTGCAGCAGAAACTTATGTTGATTGGTCCACAGATGCAGCAGTTCAACAAGCTGCACTTCAAATCAGCGTAGATATTTTCCAGGCACGTCAGACCACTTCAAGCGGCGGCGTGGCAGTAGATTTCCAGCCAGGACCTTGGAAAATGTCCTCAAGCCTTTTGGCACGCGTCAGAGGATTAATTGCTCACGCGCTTAGCCCTAATTCGATGGTCGGATAATGTCAGTTGCTCTCACAGACCTTAGAACCACGATTGCGACAGCATTAGTCGATAATTCATTGTGGCAAGTTTTTAGTTTTCCGCCTGAAACTGTTTTAGCAAATTCAGTTATCGTTGCACCAGATGATCCATATTTAGAGCCAAGCAATAACCAGCACAACACTATTGCGCCAATGGCTCGATTCAAAATCATCATCACAGTACCTTTGTTTTCCAATGAAGGTAATCTCAATGGAATTGAAACAGCCTTAGTCGGTGTGTTCAATAAACTCGCAGCATCAACCTTGACATATAATGTGGGAGCAGTAAGCCAGCCAAGCGTTCTAAACGCTGACTCAGGTAAATTGCTGACATGTGAATTGTCACTTTCCGTCCTAACAACTTGGAGCTAGTATGTCCGATTATGACAAAGAAACAGAAGCCTTCCTGATCAAAATCGGGCAGGTAGCACCATCAACATCAAAGCCATCAACAAAGAAAGATGAGGAATAATCCATGGCGATTTTCTTAAATAACAAGGTAGGTCTAAAAATCGCAAGTGTGGACCTCTCAGATCACTGTACAGCATTCACATTGAACCGCGTTGTAGACTCTATCGAGGTCAGCGCAATGGGTGATACAAGTCACAAATTTGTTGCTGGGCTCTCAGCAGATTCAATTACAGTATCACTTCTCAATGACACAGCAGCAGGAAGCGTTCTTGCAACACTTCAAGCAGCTTTTGGCACAACAGTTGCATTCACAGCAATTCAAGATAAGTCATCAGCAGTATCAGCAACAAACGTTTTGTACTCAGGAACGATTTTTGTAGATAACTTGACAGACATTACAGGTGCTGTCGCTGATGAAGCAATGCTTGATCTAACATTTACCTGCAACAGCAAGACAACAACTGCAACAACAGGTACTTGGTAACCAACTAAACTAAGGGGCAAAAAATGGCTAAGTTAAAGATTACAAGGGTTGATGGATCGATTGGCGAGTACGAAATTACTCCCATCATTCAGTACGCGTTTGAGATGTTTGCAAAGAAGGGTTTTCATAAAGCCTTTGTGGAAGATCAAAAACAGTCGGACATCTTCTTCCTAGCTCATGAATGTATTAAGCGTTCAGGTGAAACGATTAAACCCTATGGGGAAGGCTTTATTGAAACTTTGATTTCGGTCGAAGTTTTAGACTCAGACCCTTCCCTTTAGGGCGCGATTCCCTCACCTACCTGGTGGCAAAACTTTCTGTCAGGTTAGGAATCGCGCCACAACATTTACTTGAACTAGATGAGGTACTACTAAAAAACCTTATCAAAGTTCTTCAAGACGAAGCAAAGGAAGCTAAAGATGCCGCTCGTAGAGCTAAGAGGAAATTCTGATCTCCGCAAAGCTCTTCGTCAATTTGCTCCTGATCTTGATAAAGAATTAAGAGCTGAATTAAAGGCAGCATTAAAGCCTATCGTCAGCAATGCTCGCGGATATGTCGAATCAAATCCAATGCGTAACTGGAGTGATTCTAAATCTACTGGTCCAGAATTTCCTGCGTATAGTTCTTCTGCTATTAAAAGCGGAATCGGTTTTTCTACAAGTGCAACAAAGATTAACCGCAATGGGTTTTCTGGCATGGCAAAGATATTCAACAAGACTGCCGCTGGTGCTATCTATGAGCAAGCAGGCGTTAGAAACAAAGATGGACAAGAATGGGTTGGTCCTAAAGGTCCTAAAGGACATAGGTATTCCCATTCAACAAACAGAGATGCTGGCAAACAGTTCATTAGCAATCTACCTGATCTTGTTTCAAGCAAAAAAGGTCAAGGTCGCTTAATCTATCGCGCTTGGGCTGAATCACTTGGCAGAGCAGAAGGCGCGGCAATGAAGGCTATTGAAAAAGCCACCAAGACTTTTAACTCACGAAGCAAAGCTACTGTATTGAAGAAGGTTGCATAATGGCATTACCAGAGATTGTAATTGGTTCCAAGCTTGATGCCAAAGGTTTTAAGCAGGCTGAGTCTGCAATGGAAACCTTGGGCAAGAGTGTTAAGAAACTCGCCATAGCTTTTGGTGTCACCTTTAGTGCTCAAAAGATTGCCGCCTTTGGAAAATCATCTGTTAAGGCTTTTCTAGATGATGAAAAAGCAGCAACAGCACTTACTAAATCTCTTAATAATATGGGTCTTGCTTTTGAAGATTCTAGAATTAAAGCCTATGTATCTAGCCTTGAAGCTGCTACTGGTGTTGCAGATGATCTTCTTCGTCCAGCCTTACAGGGGCTATTGTCCACCACAGGATCAGTTACAAAGTCACAGGAATTACTTAAGCTTGCAATCGATGTCGCAGCAGGCAGCGGAGAAAAATTAACTACCGTTGCTTCAGATTTGAGCATGGCATTTGTAGGAAACACAAAGGGTCTTAAGAAATACAACTTAGGTCTGACTCAATCACAGCTTCAGACTATGCGCTTTACTGACATCCAAGATAAGTTGAACCAACAATTTAGTGGTCAGAATGCTGCTTACCTTGACACCTATGCAGGAAAGTTAAGTCTTGTTCAAGTTGCCTATGACAACATGCAAGAAACTATTGGCAAAGGTTTAATCGACAGTTTCTCTTTACTTGCTGGTGAATCTGGCATCGGTGGAGCAACAACCGCAATGGAACAGTTCGGTGTTGCAGCTTCTGAAACATTACTAGGCGTTGCAGCAATTCTAAAGAAGATAACACCAACTGGTGTGGCTGGAGAGCCTGGCTTTTGGCATGATCTTTATATTGCCTTTGGTGGGCAAATCATCGAGGATATACGCAAGATTGGTCGCTCTACTGCCGCACAAGCCCTTCCAGGTGCTCCTGGTGTTATCTCAGGCAAGTCATTAAGTGGCGCGGCATATACAGCGGCTCAGAACAAAGCCAATGAAGCCGCAATTAAACAACAGCAAATGTTGAAGAAGATTGAAGACGAGCGAATCAAGAATCAACAAAAGATATTGGCTAATGCTAAGAAAGCAGCCGCTGAAGCTCAGAAGAAACTTGTTCTAGATAAGGCTGCTGCATTCTTAAAACAGGGCGAAAACTTATTTGACTTAGAGCGCATTCAGTTAGCCGCCGCTGCTTTAGGCAAACAGACTGAAGAAGATAAAGTCCGCATCCGACTTAAGCAGGAATTGCTTGATCTAGAAGATGCTATCAATGATGGAAACGTTCAAGCTGCTGCAAGGCTGGCACAATCTATTACTAATGATGCTCAATTACTTGGTCAGCTTCGTGGCGATATGGTCAAGCTTGGAGATGTTCCAGACCCATTTGCGGAATGGTTATTAACACTTCAAGCCATTGCAGCGCAGTTAGCAGCTCTTGCCAATTATGTTCCGCCTATTGTAAGTGCTATCGGAATTGGAATGGGCGGCTTTAATGCTGGTTCTGCTCGAATGGGAGAGTCAGCAGGCAATGCTGCTGCTGGATTACCTGCTAACTCATTAAGTGACTTCATGGGCTTTGGCGATGAACATTTAGGTGCATTAGCTCGACAAGGCGGAGTTCAAAACATTAACGTGGTAGTGAACAATGCAGGTTCAACCATTACTGAACGTGACTTGGTTTCATCTATTACACAAGGCATTTACAACAATCAAGCTGCTGGCATCCCAATCAATTACAATACGGTGTACTAATGGCATTACCAGCAACGCCTATTGTCAAAATTAACCTTACTCAAGGTGCATCATTCGGTACTGTCATGGTGCTGGGTACTGGTCAATTAGGCTTTGCTGAACTTGGAACTGTGGTTCCTGATATTGTTGATGTTTCAGCAGATGTATTAAAGATTTCTACACGCAGAGAACGTAACCTGCTTCAAGATAAATACATCTCAGCGACAGCAGTTGTGCGCGTCAATGATCCTACGGGTAGTTTCAATCCCCAGAACACTTCGAGCATCTACTATCCTGATATTCAACCGCTACGCAAGATTCAAGTCCAAGCCAATTATGGCGGTACTCTTTATCCAATCTTTTCTGGCTATATCACAGAGTACAAGTACACATATCCAACATCTCAGGAAACTGGATTTGTAGACTTCATTTGTTACGATGCCTTCAGATTATTCTTTAATTCCAATGTAACTACTGTTACAGGTGCAACTGCTGGACAAGACACAGGCACACGCATAGGCAAGATTTTAGACATGGTGAGTTTCCCTAACTCCCAGCGTTCAATTCAAACTGGAAACACGACCTGTCAAGTCGATCCTGGCGGCACTCGCTCAGTTCTCCAGGCTATTCAGACAGTCGAGTTCACAGAACAAGGCTCGTTCTATATTGACAGAGCAGGCAATGCAACCTTCAAGAATCGTCAATATGTGGTAGATGCTCAATCAGCTTCTCCAACTAAGTTCTCTAATGCAACTGGATCATCAGACATCAATTACGCTGGCATTCAGTTTGCTTTTGATGACAAAACTATTGTGAATTCAGCGACAGTCACTAGAGTGGGTGGAACTGCTCAGACTTACTCAGATGCCACATCCATTGCTTCTTACTTTACTCACGCCATTACTGCTCCAGATATGTTGATGCAAACAGACGCAAATGCTTTAGCTCTAGCAACCGCCTATGTCACTAGCCGAAAGCAGACCACAATCCGAATTGACTCAATCACGCTAGACCTGGTTACTTTGGGTTACGGTCCAGGTGTTACGGCAGCTCTCGATTTAGACTTCTTTGACACCATGGAAATCACCAATGATGGACAAGGTGGATCAACAATCGTCAAGACCTTGCAATGTCAAGGAATTGGACACGACATCACTCCAAACACTTGGGTGACAGCAATTACTACACAGGAGCCTTTACTCGATGTTATGTACTAGAATTGACCCTATGAAAGAGGTGTGCTAATGGCTGTTGGATTCCCAGCAAAAACTACTTACGCGAACGGAGATGTGTTCTCCGCGTCGGATATTAACGACACAAA